GCGGTTCGCAACGAGGCGAGCCGCGCATGGGCCGGGGACTGGCACCGCGTCGCCTCGATCCCGCTGAACGTCGCCTATGACTCTGGCCTCGTGCAGGCCCATACAGAGGGCAACGACCGCTATGTAAAGCGGTTCCTCAACAGTTCTGATAACCGCGCCTGGCGGACGAAAGAGGGGCATCTATGACCATCTCGGACTATGCGTCCCTCCTGGTGGATGCCGGGGAGTATTCGGGGCGTGAGGACATCGCACACAACTTCCCGCGCTTCCTCGGTCTTGCGGAGTTGAAGCTGAACCGCGGGCTGCGCGTCGCCGACATGGAAGTGACGGACGAAATGTCGCTGGTCGACGGCGACGGCACGCTTCCGCCCGACTTCCTCGAGGCGCGCGAGGTCAAGAACGCAGCGGGCATTCCCATCCGCGCAATCTCGCTTCAGCAGTTGACGAACAGCTATATGGACCGGAGCGGCACAGCGCCGATCGGCTATGCCATCGTCGGCAGCAACATCAAGGCGCGTCCTATCTCCGATCAGGACCTTACCGTCACCTATTACGGCCGCATTCCGGCGCTCACGCCTTCCAACCCGACAAACTGGCTCTTGGAGAAGGCACCCGACGTCTATCTCTTCGCCCTGGTCAACGAAATCGCCATCTGGGGCAAGGATGTGGACGGCGCCACCGCCGCGCAGCAATTGATGATGATGGCTCTTAGCGGGCTCAAGATTGAGGACGAGCGCGGCCGCTGGGGCAATGCGCAGATGGTTGTCGGAGGCGTCACGCCATGACCTTGCTTTCCGCGATCAATCAGGTTTGCGATATCGTCTCGCTCTCGCAGTTCGACAGCGTCTATGGCTCCGACGAGCCGAACGCGCAGACGATGGTCGCGATGGCACAGGAAGCCGGCGACGAGATTGCGCGCCGAGCCGATTGGCAGAAGACGCTGAAGTCTCACACGGCCACGGCGTCCCCTGAGAACCTCCCCGATGATTTCCAGCGGCTGACCCCCGGCGGCTCTGTCCGGACCTCTGCCGGCGCCTTCGTGCGGCCGGTGACGAATAGCGGCCAATGGGCGGTTATCGTCGGCATCCCGTCGACGCAGCCCTACTTCTTCATCAAGGCCGGGCAGGTGCTGTTCTCGCCCGCCTCCGCCGCCGCCAGCGCGGTCATCGACTACGTTTCGAAGAACTGGATATTGAACGATCCGGCGGGGCCGAAGGCGACATTCGCGGCTGACGACGACACGACGCTCTTTCCGGAAAGGCTGCTCGTGAAGGGCATCATCTGGCGGTGGAAGCGACAGAAGGGCCTTGCCTACGAGGACAATCTCGCCGAGTTCGAAGCCGACCTCGCGCAGGAGATCAATGCCGACAGGGGGGCAGGATGAGAATTCAGCCCAGACCGGCCCGCATAGGGCAATCCAATCGCGGGGCGGTCTCTATCGGCCGTCAGCAGTCATCGCAGCCAGTGACCTTCCCTGCGCCAAAGGGAGGCCTTGTCACCACGGCGGATATGGCATCGCAAGAACCCGGCTCGGCAACCGTGCTGCGCAACTTCTTTCCGACCCTGATGGGCTGCAAGATCCGCGGCGGATCGCAGAAAAGGGCGCTGGCCGCGGATGGCGGCGATATCAGGAGCGCGTTCAAATACAAATACGGCAGCAATGAAAAGCTGTTCATGGCGACTAACGCCGGCATTTACAACATGACCTCGCCGGCAGCCCCTCCGACCACGACCGCGGCCGATGTTGCCGGCATGAGCGGCGGCGGCTGGTGCGCCTTCCAGCATACCAATGCCGGCACGTCTTGGCTCGTCTGCCTGAACGGTGCCAACGACCGGCAGCTTTATAACGGCACGAGCTGGACAACGACACCGGCCATCACCTTCACCGATGGCACGACGATGCCGCAGCTCAATTACGGCTGGCTGTTCAAGAACCGGGAGTTTTTCCTCAAGAACGGCACGCTCGACGCCTATTACCTGCCCGTCAACGCGATCGGTGGCGCGGCCGTGGTGTTCCCGCTTGGCGGAGTGATGAAGAAGGGCGGTTCGCTGCTGACCGGCTTCTCCTGGTCGCTGGAGAGTGGCGACGGCCTCAACGACATGTGCGTCTTCGTCTCGACCGAGGGCGAAATCGCGGTCTATGCCGGCTCCGATCCCTCGAGCGCTTCCGACTTCGCGCTGAAGGGCGTCTATCAGATCGGCCGGCCGCTCGGCAAAAGTGCCTGGATCAGGGCAGGGGGCGATATCCTCATTGCCACCACGGACGGGCTCACGCCGATGTCGCAGGTTTTCCAGCGCGACCGGCAGGCGCTTTCGCTCGTCTCCGTCTCCCGCCCGATAGAGGACGACTGGCGCAAGGCCGCGAACGCCACCGGAACCGGCTGGACGCTGAAGCAGTGGCCGGAGCAGAACCTCGTCTTCGTGGCCTTCCCGGAAAACACCGTCATCACCGACACGACCTTTGTCCTGAACGTGCTCACCGGAAAATGGTCCACGATTAGCAATTGGCAGGCGCTTTGCTACGAGACCCTACAAGGCGGGCTCTTCTTCGGCTCGCTCGACGGCTACATGTGGCAAGGAGATGCCGGCGGCACCGATGACGGCCTGACCTTCTCGGCAACCTATCTCTCCCAGTTCTCGCCTGCAGGCCAATTCGGGCAGAGGGCAACCGCGACCCTCGCGCACATGTATTTCCGGGCGAAGACGAAGCCGAAGGTGAGGCTGTTCGCCCGGGCGGATTATGATCGGTCAACGCCAACTTTCAATTCGGTCACTGAGGGGGACGCCAGCTCCTCGGAATGGGATGTGGGCCTTTGGGATGTAGCCGTCTGGGATGGCGCCTCGACCGTCCAGCGCTTCGACTTCCGTCAGAACGTCCGTGCCGCCGGTGACATGCTGGCGGTGGGTTGCGTGATCACCTCGGGCGGAGGCTTCAAGCTCGATATCGAGGTTGACCTTGCCACAGTGCAGGTTTCCAACGGGGAGGCAAGCGCCTGATGCTGCCGAGCGATCCTGAGAAAGTCCGCGCTGCCTTGCTGCGCTGGACACGTGGCGATGAGGCGGCGGCCGATTTCCTAAATGAGATTGCCGAGATTGCCCGTCTGGCGGATGACGTCGTTGACGAGGACGAATGCCGGCAGCGCAACGTCTGCTGGCTCCTGGTCCGGACGCTGACGCGGCTGCCGCTGAATCCGTTCTTCATCCGCCATGCTGCCGCGCTGGCACCGCTGATCAACAGCGTCATCGTGCAATGGCAGCTTTCGGATGAATGGCGCTCCTCGCACGACGCGCTGAAGAGGCAGTTCGGCTTTGTCATGCGCGAGGCGGTCGGCTCGATCGTCACCGCCGTCGCGGCCATCATTGGCGGCTACGACCACGCCAAGACCGTCACGGAAGACTTTTTCCACACTTGCCATTCCGGCTCGCGAGAGACCGTCGAAGACTGGATGAAGGATTGACACATGGGCCTTTACGGTAGCGCTCCGGAAGCTCCTGACCCGCAGGAAACCGCTTCCGCTCAGACGGCGACGAACATCGGGACATCCGTTGCCAACAACGTTATGGGCAACGTCAACCAGGTCACGCCCGATGGCAATCTGACGTACACCTATACGACGCAGAAGTGGAAAGACCCGCTTAGCGGCAAGGAATACGATCTGCAGGTCCCGACAGCGACGCAATCCCTGTCTCAGCAGCAGCAGGCGATCAAGAACCAGACCGACGCCGCCGAACTGAACATGGCGACCCTCGCCAACAATCAGTCGGGCAAGCTGAACGACCTGCTCGGCAAGCCGATCAACATTGGCGGCGCACCGGCCGGTGGTAATGCTGCCGCCGTCGGGCTGCCGCAGTATCAGCAGTTTGGCAGCGGGCCGAAGCTACAGACCAGCCTCGGCAATTACGGCAACGTTCAATCCTCGATCGCGGGCGCCGGCAACATTCAGAAGCAGGTAGCCGACAGCGGCCAGATCCAGAACCAGCTCGGCAATGCCGGGGACATCACCCGCAGCTATGAGACGGACTTCAGCGCCGACCGGCAGAAGGTCGAGGATGCGCTGATGCAGCGTCTCAACCCGCAGATGGAGCGGGACCGGGCCGCTCTGGAAACGCGGTTGACCAATCAGGGTTTGCAGCCGGGCTCCGAGGCCTATAACCGGGCGATCGACGAAGCGAACCGATCTTCCACGGACGCTCGTCTCGGCGCCATTCTGAGCGCGGGGCAGGAACAATCCCGTCTTGCCGGGCTCGCCAATCAGTCGGCGACCTTCCAGAACTCCGCCCAGCAGCAGGCCTATAACCAGCTTCTCGGCTCCGGGCAGTTCGCCAACTCCGCGCAGGCGCAGCAATACGCCCAGAACGCCAACAACATGCAGATGGGCAATGCCGCCCAGCAGCAGCAGTTCGGGCAGAACCAGGCGCAGCAGCAGGCGAACAACGCCGCGCAGCAGCAGAAGTTTGGCCAAGGGTTGGCCGGTGCTCAGTTCGGGAACGACGCTCTGCAGCAGCAGTACCAGAACCAGAACACGGCCACCGCCGGCAACAATGCCCTGCAGGATCAGAGCTTCAACTCGCAGCAGTCGAAGTTCAACATGCAAAACCAGCAGCGGGCGCAGTACCTGAACGAGCTTTACGCCCAGCGCAACCAGCCGATCAACGAAATCATCGGCCTAATGTCCGGAGCCCAGGTCAACAGCCCGAGCTTCGTTCCGACGCAGAGCAACCCCATGCCGACCGTCGATTATGCCGGTCTCGTGCAGCAGGACTACGCGAACAAGATGGGCGCGTACCAGCAGAACCAGGCGGGCATAGGTAGCCTTATGGGCGGCCTCGCCGGAATGTTCACGCTGTCGGACAAGACGGCGAAGAAGGACATCAAGAAGGTCGGCGGCCTCTATGAGTACCGATACAAGGGCGAAGGGAAAAACGCTCCGAAGCGGATCGGCGTGATGGCGCAGGAAGTGGAGAAGGTCCGCCCCGACGCCGTGCGCAAGGGCGCTGACGGCTTCCGGCGAGTGAATTACGGCGCTCTCTTCGATGCAGGAAGGAAGAAATAAATGGCCTACTCGTTCCTGTTCGGCGGCAATACCAAGGAGACGCCCGACACGCTCTCTCGCAAGCGCGAGATGGCGGACCTTCTTGCTTCCCAACTGATGGGGGACACGCCGAAGAACGCCTATGAAGGCATCGGCGCCATGCTGAAGGGTGCAGCCGTGGGCATCGGCCGTCATCGGGACGGCAAGGCGGAGAAGGCCGGGCGTAGCGCTGCGGATGACCTGTTCAACCGGATCATCGGCCAGGCGCCTGATGTGAGCGCCTCGAGCATGCTTTCTCCGGGCATCAAGCCGGCGAGCACGAGCACGAGCGCGGGCACCGGCGCGGCGGCATCGGTCAATGTTGATCCCTCCATTCGCGATGGCATCGTGCAGACGGCGAGCGCCCTTGGTGTCGATCCTGTCGATTTGGCGACCGCTATCTCGTATGAGACGGCGGGCACCTTCGACCCGACCAAGGCAGGACCGACCACGAAATGGGGCAAGCATCGCGGCCTGATCCAGTTCGGCGAGCCGCAGGCGCAGCAGTACGGCGTCAATTGGGATGACCCGGTTGGCTCCCAGCTTGGAGAGAATGGCGCCGTTGCGAAATATCTGCGCTCGACGGGCGTCAAGCCAGGCATGGGCCTTCTCGACATCTATTCGGCCATCAATGCCGGCGGAGTTGGCCGTTACAACGCGTCTGATACCGCCGCAGGAGGCGCGCCCGGTACCGTCCGCGACAAGGTCGAAAAGCAGATGGCTGGCCATCGGGCTAAGGCGCTCGCGCTGTTCGGGGATCAGGGCCAGGAGGTCGCAAGTCTTGATCCGGCCATCGGCATGCCTCCACAGACGGCCGCAGGCGCGGTCAACGCGTTGGCTGCCGGAGGTGGAGGTGGCGCACCGCCGCCATCTCTCTCCGAGGAAGTAGCCGCGTTCGAGCAGACACCGGAATATCAGGCACAATTCCCCGGCAGGAACGCGCAGCAGCCTTCGCAGGGACCAATCCAGAACGCTCCGCAGCAGCAGCCTGCCATTCCTCCGCAGTTCCAAGGCTCTCAGCAGCTCGCCAACGCCCAGGGCGGCATCATTCCCGCGCTGATGGACGGTTCTCCGGCTTCTCCCGAGCAGGTCGCTCAAGCGCAGGCAATGGGGCAGCAGCAGGCACCGCCGCAGGCGCCGACACAGGCCCGGCCGGACAAGATGGCTTTGCTTCAGGCCCTCAGCAATCCGTGGCTATCGCAGGAGCAGAAGGCCGTTCTGCAGACGCTTTACCAACAGCAGGAGCAGGAAGAGCAAGCAGCCCGTGAGCAGCAGATATGGCTTCAACGCCAGCAGTACGAGCAGGAAGCGCAGCGCAACGACCCGGCTTATCAGATCGGCCTTGAAAAGAGCCGCATCGAGCTTGAGGACGCGAGGAAGCCCAAGCGACAGCCGCTGATCAATGCCGGCAACGGCAACGTCTACGATCCCAACGAAGACAAGTGGCTCACGGCTCCCAGCGGAAGCGGCGACGGAAGCTTCCGGTTCAACGGCAACTCTGTCGAGGCTCAGGCCCTGAACGGCTTAATGGAAAGCGGGCAGCTTACACCTGAGCAGGCACAGCAGCTTGCAGCGGGCAAGACAATTTCAGGTCCGAACGGCGAGATCATCTTCCTGACCCCGCAGGGCGTGTTCGGGCAGTCTTCCGCAGGCGGTCAGCCGCAGCAAATGTCTGGGTCTCCCTCAGCATCCAGTCAGCCACCGCAGCAGGCGCAGCCGCAGACTCAGATACCCGGCCAGCCGGCCCAAGGGGGCAACATCCAAATCACGCCTCCGAAGGTCACCGTCGACGAGAAGGAAGCGGCAACGTTTGCAGACCGAATGAACACATCCGGCGGGCTGATCGATCAGTTTGAGGGCGCCGGCCTTGGTGTCTGGGATCAGGCGGTACGCGGTAATGATTACATCCCCGATTTCCTCGAGAACTGGATGGTCAGCGATGATTTCCAGAATTTTGACCAGGCTCGGCGCGACTTCATCAATGCCCAACTGCGCCGAGAGTCGGGCGCCGTCATTTCCGTGGAAGAGTTCGACAACGCGAACAAGCAGTATTTTCCGCAGCCGGGAGACACCAAGGAAGTCCTGGAGCAGAAGCGCAGGAACCGACAAACGGTTGTCGACGGGATGAAGCGTTCTGCTGGCCCAACATATGGCCGGTCAAACAACGACGGCGGTGATCCATTGGGGATTCGATAATGCCAGCCATTTCCGAGGTCCGACAGAAGTTTCCGCAGTACCACGATTTGAGTGATGATCAGCTCGCGGATGCGCTGCACCGGAAGTTCTACAGCGATATTCCGCGCGAGGAGTTCAATGCCAAGATCGGTTATGATGCCAAGCCCCGCCCGAGCGGCCGACACCTGTCCTTTGAGGAAGGCGCCGAAATGCTCGATCGGGAGGAGCGCCTGGCGGGTCCCAGCGGCACCTTCGGAGCGGCCACAACTAGCTATCTCAACAGCATGCCTATTGTTGGCCCCATGCTTCTTGGCACCGCCCAGCGGGGTGCGGCGGCGCTGTCTTCCGCCCTCAATGGCGAGAGCTACGACGACAACCTGAAGGAAGCGCAGGCGATTACCGAGGCTGCCCAAGCGGCCCATCCGTGGGTATCGACCGGTGCCGGAGTTACCGGTGCCGTGGCAGGGACTCTGCCGATGGTTGTCGCAGCCCCTTCGTTGTTCGGAGCGGGCAGCGCAGGTATCGGAATTCGTAGCTTGATGTCTGGCATTGGCGGCGCAGGCGTTGGCGGCACGGACGCTGCCGTTCGATCTGGCGGTGATATCTCCGAAACTGGATGGGGGACCGCTGCAGGCTTTGGCATGGGGGTTATTGGGCCGACGGTTGGCAAGGTGGTCGGTGCTAGTGCTCGCAAGGCAATGAACGCCTACCGCACCGCGCAGGCAGCAAAGGCAGCAGGCACCAAGGCATCGACGGTCAATCAGCTTGCGAAAGCCATCGCGGGCGACGGTCTTGACGGAGCCGCAGTGCGGTCCAGGCTCGACACTTTGGGCCCAGAGAGCATGATTGCTGATCTTGGGCCGAATACACAGAGTAAAGCTGCGGCCCTCGCAGCAATGCCCGGTCGGGGGCAGGAGGTCATGCGCTCTGCGCTTGAGGCAAGGCATGCGGGTGCGAACGCCCGTCTCGCAGCCACAGTTGACCAGACGCTCGGGCGTAATGTCGTTCCGTCAGAGATAGAGCGCGGGATCGAGGCCAATCAGCAGCTACTGTCGCCCCTGTATCGGGATGCATTTAGTCAGGCGCGGCCGTACGACATAACGGCGATTACACATGACCTTGACAGGTCGATCCAAACGTTGCGCGGTGACGCCCAGCGAGCGCTTCAGCGTGTCCGCGGGATGTTGAATGTTAATGGTCAGGATGTCGTTTCCAATGACCCTCGGGTGGTGTTCCAGACACGCCAGGCAATCGACGGCGTACTTGCCACCGAAGCAAACCCCAAGGTCATCTCAGCACTTACTGAAACGCGGCAGATGCTTGATGACGCGCTTACTCGTGCCGTCCCACGCATCAAAGAAGCCGATTCCGCGTATGCCGAGTTGGCACGTCAGCGAGAGGCCGTCCAACGCGGCCAGAGCGTCTTGGACCATGGCCGCACGGCTCCCAGGCCATTGGAGCTCGCTGCAGAGGTTCAGCAGGGCGCTCTTCCACAAGGAGCGCAAATCGGCCCATCCGCTGTGCCACTGAGGCTTTCGCAGGGCGCGAGAGCAGAAGTCGACCGAATCCTTGGCAGCAACGCTAACGATATTGCCCGCCTCAACAAGTTGGTGAAATCTGATGGCGACTGGAATCGTGCTCGACTCTCTCAGTTGTTCGGACAAGAGAAGTCTGATCGACTGTTTCAGGTTCTAGATAACGAGCTGCAATTCGCCAAGACACGCGATGTGGTTACCCGCAATTCTGAAACAGCACGCCGTCAGCAGCACATCGCTGATCTTGGCGGAACGGAAGATCCGAATTTCGCGCGCAATGCATATGCGGCAGGTGGGACAAGCGGTGCCGTGCGAGCTGCCGGCGTGCGCTTGGTCGACAAGCTTGCAAATTCGATCATGGGGGGAAGGCGTGAGGCTGCGAACGTTTCCTTGGCGGACGCGATGGTCAGCAATCGAACGGCTCTCGTCGATGCTATCGCGCAGGCCCAGCGGTCCGGGCAGAACCCGGCCCTCGTCGAAGCCTTGGCAAAATCACTCCTGCTTGGAAGCGCGACCGGGCCTCGTTGAACTGCCAAAGTGTTCGTTCAAGGCCCAAACAAGGGCGACGAGTCCTGCGCCACAGATGAACCCAATGGGGAAATCCGGTCCAAACCACGTCTTCAACGATAGGAAGCTCTCGCGGAACACGAAAAGCACCATGGCTGTTACTGCGATGCAGGCTAGCTGAACGATCCTAAGCATTGCCACAACATACACGAGTGTCGTGGAAAATGAAGATGGCTCGCGGTCAAGCTTCAGTACCCACCGGGGCGAGAATATGCGCTTCGGTTTCCGCATCTGTTGCCCGCAGCGTCGCGCTGCCAATCGTATTGGCAGTTTCCACGGTATGGTGTGTAAGCTGGATAGGATGAGCCGCCGCCGCAATTATTGTTCGCGCAGACGGCTACCGCGGTTCCCACCAATGCAACGGCCACGATAACCGCCGCAGCCTGGTTCTCCCGCTGCACCATGCTGACGCATTCGATTGGGTCAATACGGCGACGCGCGAGCTCGGCGGTAAGTTCCTGCGTAAACGCGAGATCCGTATTCGTTATGAAAGTTCGACAGAGCGCTGACTTGCTCACACCCTCAGGATTTTTGCGAAAACCTGCCTGCGTCGTGGTGCAACTCGCCAACGCAAACGCCATCGCTGCGGCAATAGACAGCCGCCCCGCCAAGTAAAAATTCAAGATGTGCCCCCTCAGATCCCCTGCGGCGCACTGAACAACTTATTGGCGACCAGAGTCAATAGTAGTTGAGATGAGATCAGGCTCCCTCGCGGGGTCTTTTTCTATGGAGAATGCCGATGCCTAGAACTGGCGGCGTATATAGCCCTCCTGCCGGCACGAAAGGCGTGTCCAACACGACCATTCAGAGCGTGCCGTACAACGCGTTCGTTGACGACCTGACGGCGGACGCCAACACAGCACGGCCGATCACTTCGGGCGGTACGGGGGCGACGACGGCCAGCGGCGCTCGCACTGCGATTGGGGCGCAGGCTGCAAGCGCCGCTCTGACATCGATCGCCGCTTTGACCACGTCTGCCGACAAGCTCCCTTATACGACGGCGTCCGACACATATGCGGTTACCACGCTTACCGCGTTCGGGCGTTCGCTTATCGATGATGCGGATGCGACGGCCGCCCGCTCTACCCTTGGCGTCGTGATTGGAACGAACGTCCAGGCATACGACGCGGGCCTCGCTTCCATTGCAGGACTGACAACGGCCGCCGACCGGATGATCTACACCACCGCGGCCGACACCTATGCTGTGGCGACTCTGACATCGTTTGCCCGCACCATCTTGGATGATGCTGACGCTACAGCGGCGAGGGCTACGCTCGGAGTGACGATCGGCTCGCAGGTGCAGGCATATGACGCCGGGCTTAATTCGATTGCGGGGCTTACGACGGCCGCTGACCGGATGATCTATACGACGGCCGCTGACACATATGCAGTCGCGACGCTCACCAGCTTCGCACGCACCCTGTTGGACGACAGCTCCAACTCTGCGGCGCGCACCACGCTTGACGTTTACAGCAAATCGGAGGTGGACGGCCTAACGTCGAGCTCGACGCCTGCCGGAACAGTCATCTTTTACGCGAAGAGCACCGCACCCACCGGCTACTTGAAGGCCAACGGCGCGGCCGTCTCCCGCACCACCTACGCCGATCTATTCGCCGTAATCGGAACCACTTTCGGGACCGGCGACGGTTCGACGACCTTCAACCTGCCGGATCTCCGCGGCGAGTTCGTGCGTGGTTGGGATGACGCTCGAGGGGCCGACAGCGGGCGCGTGTTCGGGTCCGCCCAGGCCGACGAACTTCAGAGTCACCTGCACACCGTCAATCCGCCGAGTACAGCGACTTCCTCCGACACGCACTCGCACACCTATTCCGGCTCAACGAACACGACGGGCGCGCATGTGCACTCTGTCGCATACCAAGACCGCGGCTTCTCCAGCGGCACCATCAACAACGCTGAAAGCGGGGGCTCTACTGGTACGTTCAACACTGGTTCCGCCGGAGACCACGCCCACGCCTATTCCGGCACGACCAGTTCCGACACCCACAGCCATACGGTCGACATTGCACAATTCAACTCGGGATCGACCGGCGGCACCGAAACCCGTCCTCGCAACGTGGCCCTTCTGGCCTGCATCAAATTCTGAGGAACCCCCATGCCTCTAACGGTCTACAACTATCACCCGAGCACGCTCGAATACACCGGGTCCTCACAGGCCGACGAAAGCCCGTTGGAGCCGGGGGTGTATCTCATCCCGGCCTATGCGACGGAAACCGCCCCGCCCGAATTCATCCCCGGCTATATCTTTAAGTGGGCAGGCGGTGAATGGGTGGCCGAAGCGATCCCGTCCCAGTCCTCCATCCACATGCCCGCGCTCTCCGCGCGTCAGATCCGGTTGGGTCTCGTCAGCAACGGCTTTGCGCTGGCCCAGGTGACGGCGTCCATAGAGGCGATGCCCGAGGGCGTCGAAAAAGAAACCGCCCAGATCGAATGGGAATACGCGACCACCTTCGAGCGCATGCACCCGCTTATCGCCATGGTAGGCGCCGCTCTCGGCCTTGCTGACGACCAGATAGACGCCATGTGGGCGGCCGCCGCCAGCCTCTGAACCCAAGGACATCGCTATGTCGTTCGAACAGTGGCTGCAAAGCCGGCTGACGGCTCACCTGTGGCCGGTCGGGGCTATCGACGGAGAGATTGGACCGGTCACGGTAGCTGCTCTCAAGGGCTTCCAGAATGCGAAGGGCCTCAAGGTGACCGGCGTAGCCGACGAGGCGACAATCGCCGCCCTGCGGCTTCCTGCGAGCGCTGTGCCTACTCCGCTTCCCGAGAGGGACCAGGAACCCGCCAAGGAAGCATTCCAGTCGTCAAAGACGGTCTGGCCGCGCCAGTCGCAATGCATGTCGTTCTACGGGCCGGTAGGACAGAATCAGACCGCAATCGAGATCCCTTTCGACATGTTCCTCGCATGGGACAAGGGCACCCGCATCCGGAAGATGACGCTTCACCATAAGGTCGCCCCGTCTGCGCTGAAGGTGTTGCAGCGCGTCCCGGCGATCTATTCGGCGTCCGAGCGAAAGGCCCTCGGGCTGGATCTGTTCGGCGGCTCTCTGAACGTCCGCAGAATGCGCGGCGGCTCCTCCTATTCGATGCATAGCTGGGGCATCGCAATCGACTTCGATCCGGAGCGGAACGGCCTCTACACGAAAAAGCCGAACGCTCGCCTCTCTCATCCTGACGCCGTTCCGTTCTGGGTGGCTTGGGAAAGCGAAGGATGGCTCTCGCTCGGGCGCGCGAGGGACATGGACTGGATGCACGTTCAGGCCGCCCGCCTCTAACCCCTCCATCAAAGGAACAGACAATGCGTTCACTGATTCTCGCATCGGTGGCGGCGCTTTCGCTCGCCTCCTGCACGACGACCGGCTCGATCGACACCGCGATCAAGAACAGCCTGCCGAAGACCTGCGCGCTTCTCGAAACGGCTCATGCTGCATTCATCGCGGCTTCCGCCTCCGGCAACATCAAAGCGAAGACTCTCGCCAAGGAGAAGGCCGCCTACGATGGCGTGCGGGTCATCTGCGCCGATCCGGGCAGCGTCACGGCAGCAAATGCGCTCGTGGTAGCGGCAACGGCATACGCGACGGTCTCGCTCGCCCTGCGCGAAGCCAAAGCGGCGGAATAAGGAGAGACCACCATGAACATCTCGAAAGCCGTTGCCGCCGCTGCGGGTGGCGCGCTGACCGGAACGGCCGGTCTGCCCTTCATGCCGGATGATACGCCCTGGTACGGCTATCTGGCGCTCTACGCGCTCACGATCGGGCTGCCTGCGCTGCTGACCTATATCGCACCGCGCAACACGCAGTAACGACACCACAGGCCGGCTCTCACTCTCGAGTGCCGGCTCTTCCACCGTGGCATTGCATTACGAGGGCAGGGGCTTGGCTGAAACACAGGAACCCGAGAAGATGGTAGCAACCCCGAAATGGAGGTTCGAATACAACCTCAATACCCTGGCCCTTCTCGTCGGCTTCGGCAGCAGCCTGGTCGCATGGGGGATGACATGGGAGAGGGTCGGCGCCAATCAGGATTCGCACGCGTCATCGATCGATAGGCTCGATAAACGAGTAACAGCCGCGGAAGTCTCCCTCCGGCAGATCGACAATCACGAGCTCCGGATCTCGGCGGTGGAGAAGCAGGCAGCCGAAGCGGCGACGTCAATGAAGGCCGTCGAGAACACGCTCAACAACCTGTCCACCGATACGCGTGTAATGAGGGAGATCCTGCAACGGATCGAGGCCGGGCAACGCGATGGCGCGCCGCTGCGGCACTGATCTCGTCAGCTTGGTCAGACCATGGGCAGGGGCTTGCCGCCCTGTGTCTCAATCAGCTTCCACTTTTCTTCGATCATTTGGGTGAATCCATGCGGATAGCCTCGTGGAAAGACGTGAGTTCTAATGAAGGCTCTGTCTGAATAGAGGCAATTGATGGTGTTATTTATAGTAGAAGTCGCGAGCTTTTCATCCACATGTAGGCTCTGTCCAACCCAGCTGTTGAAAGCAAGATTGAGTTTCAAGAAGTAAGCGTACATCCGTTTTGTTTCGGCCGATGTAATCTGCCCGAACGGATGCATCTCGGTTTCCATAGCGAGTAAATCGGCGTCGGACAAAATAATCTGATTGTGAACTTGCCATTCTGTTTGAATCTGCGCTGTGGATTCAAACAGTTCACGTTTCTTCGTGTAGTCGAAGATGATGAACGTGAGGACTACGGTTGCTCCCGCACCGATGATCTCGGCTATATCTGCCAGTGCTTGCAACGCGTCCATCTCGCCCACCTGGTTGGGAACTGCTGCATAAGAGCTATAGTGCAGCAGGGCTTTCCACGGTGCAATTGACCCATTGTTACTACCACGGGTGGGCAACACAGGAGGCCGCGTATTGAAGCCCATCGACGAAGGGCGTTTCCGAAAACGGGGTGATGGGGCGTCGCAGAGCGACCAAGGTCCTAGCGGGGGTTGTTCTGTCCGGGACAGCCCATCGGGACAGAACATAAGCTCCGGGCTGTCGTACTTGAGCGCACAACCTTCTGTATGAACGATAGTTCCGCTCCGCCCTTCGTCAGACTGCGAGCCAAGCGAGGACGAACAGCGCTGTGATAACAAGGAGAATTACGATACCGGCAACGTTGAGCGAGTGCATTGAGCTGCCTCCGCATTTCTCAGTCAACATCACCAGGCAACGGTAAGTTCCGCCGCTCGCCTTCGGATTTCAAAACAGGCGCTCAGTGCGGTGCGACCTCTCGGGGCGAAATACCGTCTCCTTCAACTCAAATGTGGGGAACCCGACTCTGCTCTGCGCGTTCGGGAACAACAGCATTGTGCGAGGAACGGACATGGAACCGGACACAATACTTCTCGCCGATGACGAAGCACTGCTTCTTATCGATTACGAATACGCGCTCGCCGACGCGGGGTTCGTCGTCATGGCGGTAACCAGCGGCGGGAAGGCGATAGAGGTCTTAAAGTCTGCCGGCTCCGGAATAGCAGGGGTGGTAACCGATATTCGGTTTCACCAGCTTCCTGACGGCTGGAGCGTCGCACGAGTTGCCCGTGAGATTGATCCAGATATGCCAATTGTTTACGTCAGCGGACACGGCGCTCTCGAGTGGGCCTCAAGGGGCGTGGCGAACAGCATTATGCTCGAGAAGCCGTTTCCCTTAGCCAAGCTTGCGACGGTTGTATGTCAGCTGCTAAGAGATCGACCACCCCGCGCGCATGCCTAGAGCGTGTCGGTGACTTCGAAAGACAGGCGGGTTTCGTTCAGTTAATCACCGACCGCCAGGTCGCGCAGCATCTTCGTCTCGCGATGTCCAGACTGGTAGAGGGAAAATAGTCTCCGGGCGATCAGTTCGGCAGCTTCGCCATCGCGGCAGAGCCCCTTCTCAGCCAGTATCTCGGTGAAAACGTCGTCCAGCATGTCAATACCGGTAGGTAGAACCGCATCCGTATAATCGTGTGACGTCAACATCGCGCGACCTCATCGGGGCGAAAGCGCAAATGATCTTCCAGCCAGCGGCGCCCGTGTTATCTCCCGCTGATGGTTCACTATGCGCCTCGAAGTATGACAGCGGCAAGTAGACTCGCCTCTCGCCGCAACACGGAAGCGTGATCTAAGACCTTTGCCATTCATGAGCCGGACCAAGGTCCTAAATCATTCCTCGGTGTGGCTCCACATGCCTCCCCGGAAGACGAGCCGTAAAGTCGAGGTAAGGCACTGCGTGCGAGTGATGTGGTGAACGACCGTGTTCCTGATCAAGAGAAGAGAGGTCAAGGCAAGGACCCCCATCTCTACTGAAGTGGACACATTCAAAGCAAGCGGAAGTGCTGCCGCCCAGAGGCGGGGGGACGCGCAAAAAGCACTCCGACGAGCAAATCCTGCTCAGGCGAACGCGGGCGAATATCTCGATAGAAGGTGGCTATTCCATCGCTAGCTCGAAGCTTAGCGATGTTCGGCATCGGTTTGCTGAGGAACATAGACCGCGACCACGCCGCTTCCGTTGTTCGAAAAGGCGCCGCCGACGAGCAGATAAACGACGATGGTCAACATCGATACGAGCATTACGCTGAGGGGCAGACCGGTTGATGCTCTTTGCTCCGGCAGTCCAAAATCGTCTTTGTCACGCATCAATCATTCCTTCAGCACAATAAACTAGCAGCGGCATAGAACTCGGCCTCAGAGCTGCCAAGAAGGGACAACGCAGGCAACTCTGAGGCCATCACTCACACGAGCGGCTGACGAGGGTGCCGCTCGGGGTGACAACGCTAACATGGGCCGAAGGGATCCGCTCGGTCACTGGCTTAGGACCTTTGCCATCAACGAGCCAACTAAGGTCCGATACGTGCTTGGGTCTTCGGTGAGAAACCCGAGTGCAAATGGGACGACGACGAATACAAGGAAGAGATCAAGTGCAAGCGCCGTGCGCGGCCGATCTATGTATACTCCCGGTACTAGCCTGCACTAGGGTGGGTTGCGTGGCCGCATCGGTTATTCCGCGCGGCGTCGACGGCGCTTGGGTAGTCGGGCCGATTGTTCCACTCGGGCTGATGCTCGGTGCAGAACCAGTTCGGCTCGCCGCGGCCGACTGCGAAGCCGAAGCTGCCCCATTTCGTGCAGCCTAGGTGTTCGCAGTAATGGACATACGGGCCGGCCTCGATGTGGGGCTTGGCTCCCACTTCGTCACTCATGTCGATCGCCTCCTCGGCCGGCGCCAAACTGCTGCTCGAAGGCCTGTTCCCAATTCGGATGGCAGGACGCACCAGCGTGCTTCAAGCGCTCGAAATGGTATCGCGCCAGCAGCGCGGCCGTGATTACCCGCGCCATTTCCTTTCGCGCGCTCTCTGCTTTCAGCCGGTCGCGGTCGCAGGCCGCCCGCCTCAATTCGATTGGGATCGAGTAGAGCGTCTGCGTGACAAATGGCGTAATCGCCGGAGACCGGAGCACCGTCTCCACGTCGAATATCGCGAAGGCCCCGAAGGATTCGGCAATTCCCCTAGCGAGTTCCTGGACGCCGCGCACCTCGACAGGACGGCGAAATTGGTCGAGGCCAGCATATGCCCTCCTTTGGTGTGGGGGCATTACCGCGAGATCGACTTCAATTGCGGTTCCTATCTCATCTTCAAGTGTTCGCATGATGCGCGCCTTTCTGCATTCGCCGCTGATTGATGGATGGCGCGCCGCATCGCCGATTAATGTTCTCATTATGTTCTCTACGCCGAAAGAGTCAATTCGGCTTTTCGCGGTCCCGTGCGTTAATGGGCCAATGGCCAGAGCATCCTCGAAGAAGCCCCGCGATGTCGCCCCGATCGATCCTATGCCGGCGCGCGTCGATCCCTGCCTTGCCACTCTCGTGGACAAACCCCCCATCGGTCCTGACTGGGCGTATGAGGTGAAGTGGGACGGGTACCGGCTGGCCCTGCACATCGAGCCTGGCCGGGTGCGGGTTCTCACGCGCGGCGGCTACGATTGGACCGATCGTTTTCCGTCGATCGCCGATGACGCGCGGCGCCTTGCCGTCAAGACAGCCATCCTCGACGGGGAGGCGGTTGTTCTGAACGATCAAGGCCGCTCGGATTTCGGCATGCTCCAGCGGGCGCTCGGGCGCTTGCCCTCCGCGGTCGAAGCCGGAGCCATCGTCTTCTATGCCTTCGACCTGCTTTACCTCGACGGCCGCGATCTGCGTCGGCTGCCGCTGCGAGAGCGCCGGCGGCTGCTGGAGCCGCTGGTCGCCGGCCGGGAAGGGGCCGTTCGCCTCTCTGAGGAGGTGCAGGCAGATGGCGACGCGTTCTTCCGCGTCGCGTGCGAGCATGGGCTCGAAGGCATTATCGCCAAGCATATTGAGAAGCCATACCGCTCTGGCCGAGGCGAGTGGTGGCAGAAAATCACTTGCAAGCGGCGTGATAGTTTCGTGGTGGTCGGCTTCGAGCCTTCCACTGTCCCGGGCCACATCGGGCGGCTGCTGCTCGCAGCGCGGAAAGATAGCGAGCTCGTCTATGTCGGCGGCTGCGGCACCGGCTGGTCACACGACCTATCGCGTGAACTGCGCAACCTCCTCGAATCCATCGTTACGAAAAAACCAGCAGTGAGCCTGAGACGGAAGAATGCCGTCTTCGTCGAGCCAGTACTCGTCGCAGAAGTCGAGTATCGCACCTGGACGGATGACGGAAAGCTGCGGCACCCGTCGTTCAAGGGAATCAATGAGCTAGAGGAGGAATCGGAAGTGTACGACCTGAGCGCCATTCTGGCGTAGGAGATTTAGCTACCCTGTCTACTCTTCCGATTGTTCGATCATCCTATTTTCTAGCAGCCTATCCAGCGCTCTCGTGCCACTTCGGATGACGAGCAATTCCAACTCAGCATAGAAAGGTGCAAAGAGGTTGACGTTTGGCCTAGCCTTGCCCGCGATGTGTTCGATAAAGGTCCCGCTTCTTTTTCGCGAGCTGCGTTCAAACAACTCGCGATAGCGTCTGGGAGTTACACCAGCGAAATGCCGAAACTTCACTGCTCCATAGCCGTCGTAAGCTCCTCGACCAGTTCCTTCAATTTGTATGGAGTCTGAGTGCAAATCAGCTGCCAAACTTTTCGGATACGGCTCCAAAAATACAACTTCCTTGATCCCTGTCGACACGATGTGTTTCGCGCACATGTGACATGGAAACGTTGTAGAGTAGAGAATTGCATCCTTCAGCGGGATGCCCAAGCGAGCAGCGTCGGTAATAGCATTCATTTCGGCATGGACAATTCGGCCATACTCCAGCGCATCCATAAATTGGCTGTCTTGGATTACCGCTGAGTTGAAGTACTCTTCGAAGTCTCCTCCCGGATTGCTCACAGTGAAGAGCTCCTTTAGGATTTCGAGCTTGCGCTTGTCATTGGAGTCCTCGCTTCTGATGTACTCCCGGGCGTCAAATGGCGGTTCATCACACCAGTAAGTGCCTCCGCCCGCTTTTGGGACCTCGTTAGAGCCCATGCTCAAAATTTCGCCGGTTGGGCGGAAGATGGCCGCCCCGACTTGTCGGGAGAGGTCAAGGGTCCGGAGAGCCGCCGCTTTTGCTGCGAACATCGAATATTCAAGCTTGGTTGGCGATATTTTGTTTGATGAGAACAGAAGCTCACAGAACCGAACGATCTGTTCTTTTATGGCGTTCTTACCCAGTTCATCACAGTTGATAATGAAATCGGCATCATGAAATATCTTCCCGACTCGTTGCCCGTGAGCTTCAGCAGTTTCGTGCTGATCGCGGTTAACAAGATCATTCGCCGTTGAATGATATTTTCCGGAATCTGTGTTGTTCTGTTCGTGTGCTAATTGGCGCGAGAGGTAATCAATTCTAGAATCTCTTCGTGAATACACTGAGACCTGAAAAAAGCTAACTCCATATACGGATCGCATAAGGTCAACTTCTTCCTTTCGTTTAAACTGGTGAATTAAGAACACTCTTTTTGAATAGCTAATATTGTCTTCGCTTTTCATTGCGTTTTGCCTAAGGCGGGTAATCCGAAAAACAGTGTAAGCGGCTAAAATTGAGTCGTCTTCGAATTCTTTACGAACGTAATTAGCAAAGTCTATATAGCTCTCGATCCGCTTATCAGTCGGCGAGTTGTGTAATGGCAATTTTATTCGAAGAGAACGCTTTATGCTTGAGAAATAATCCGTAACTTTTACGGTGATTACATCATAGCCTTTACTTTTAAAGTACGCAGTATATTCGAGGATTGTGGATTTTATATCCACACCAACGGGCGCCACTATACCGATGAAGATTTCTGGGAACTCAATATTTGAAAGCGCGTTTTCCATGTTAACGAAACCTAAGCAATTTGCTACTATGATTCGGCCACGGGAGATTTCACATGCAAAAATTGCAAATCACAAGCGTACGCGCGACCTCAATGGTGCGATATGTGGAAGATCTGATCTCACGCAATGGCGATTATTATCGGCGATGGCTGCAGGCCGAGGGCGACATACCCAACGCTGAGATTCGTTGCGACGGTCACTCTGGTGAGGTTGATCGTAAGAAAGCTCAGAAGCGAGCGGGGTAGAATTCCAAGAGGCGTCCGCATGGCGGGACGTATCGCGCATGCGGTTCCGTCCCAGTCTATCAATCGAGCACGATTTTTAACGTCCGGATGATAGCAGCCGCGTCCAGCAGGACGCCTCTGATCTCCGCCGCGGAAAGCTATCAGCTCGGGCTGCGGCCGCTTGAAGATTAATCACCACATCCCTCGCTCGACTGCTGCCCGGCATGCCGGTCTGCTCGCGCATTTCGCGGATGGTGGCGACCGACCGATGAGTAGCCGCTTGATTCTCGAGCGGGCTGAGCCTGTCCGCTTCGTTTGCGGCTCTGATCAGTTCGGAGATGAAATCGGTTGTGAGGCTCATGGCGCTCAAGCCCAGCCGACGTGCTCGCGCTTTGCAAGCTTTAGGAATAAGCCGAACCAGAAGCGGTACTCCTCACTATCTCGGCCGCCGTATGCTTCCAGCGCGCAGTATGCGACAGATGCCGTTGGGTCCTTGCCGTGCTCGGCGACGGCTGCCTCGATGGCGTCTTCTTCCGTTAGATCCTTGCCAGTCGGTCATTTGTTCATGCTCCCAGTCGTGGGCAGCTCACTCATCCACTTTTCAATTTCGGATTCTCTCCATCTGACGCATGCCTCGCTGAGCCGCTTAGGTTTCGGGAACTTCCCGGCTTTCATGCGTCGGTAAATCGTCGAGCTTCCCATCCGAAATCGAGGATTTCATCAGTTGTAAGCAACGAGAAGTCGACCATGCCAATGACGCGGCCCGGAGAGCTGCGAGCGAGGCCGAGGACATTGCGACGAGCGCGCGCAATGCGGTTGATCAGGTCACGTCCGACTACAATGATGCTGTGCGAGATTTTAACTCGAGAGCCAGCAACTAGGGCCGAGCTACGCTTTTGCACCGTATTGAACTGCGGCGGTAATCACCACGCCGGATTTGTCGCACGTCCCAGATCGCATATCTCGAATGAGCAGCACGACTGCTAGAATTGGGTGGTGAGGCTCATATCGCGCTCTCAGCCTTAAATCATTTCTTCTTCCGTGCGGCTTCTTTTCCCTTCATCTCCTCCCTGAGCTGCAGAAGTTCCGCAGTGTCGCGCCCGATCGATGGCTTCCTGCTCTTCTTTGAAGTCTTCGCCGCGGCTTCCTTTTTCATCCGATCTAACCGCTTCAGAAGTTCTTCATAATCGCCGCCAGGCCTATATGGGGCAGCTCGAGGTCTCGGCTTCGATGCCTCCAGAATGGCTTCAATGTCTGCTGGCAAGAGAAACATCTTATTGCCGAAAATCCGGCACGCCCCCAACTCGCGTGCCATTTGGCGAATACGGCGGGGAGAAACGCCGAAGTGCCGTGCGACCTCTTCCGGGCTGCGCCCATCTGGTAAAATCGGCGCTTCCTTAGCCTTCTCAGGTGTATTTCCGTCTATAAGCATGGGTACTTATCCCGGTGTGCGCGCTGGTCTTGCATTGCCCTTTGCCCAGCCTTCGTCAACCAGATTTGGTCTGGGTGACCATACCGGTCCGTCTCTGAACTGGCTTTGACGAAGCCGCGTTCTTCCAGTTTTTTTTGCGTGTGGTGGCCATAATCCTTCAGAGCGTACCAGTCGACCCTGACCTCGGCGCCGTGCGCCATCAGGTAGTCCATCGCCTTCCGCTCCCTCCAGTTTAGCGGCGGTTGAATGGGCTCGGGTGGAATGTCTCCCCAAGGAATGTCCCAAGCCGGGTCTCGCTCTGGTTCCGGTGCTCTCGAAGAGGTCGGCGCTATCGAACTAGGATGCAGCCGGATCGTATATCCCTCCGCTTCGACTTCTATCGTTATGTTGTTCCGTTTGACGACAGTGGCCAAGCGATTAAGTTCGGCTTGTTTGATGAGCGCGCGCTTGGTCATCGTTTGGACCGACGCTTTTGGCGCAGTTCGTCTCGCAGCGCAGCGAAGTCTGCAATCTTGAAAGCCGTGGATGATTTGATGGTTGCACGTGCTTGCTCCCTTAGCTCCGGCGCTACGCGACGAGACTCTATGAACGCTGCTATATCGGCGGGCAGATAGCGTCTCGTAGGCCTTTCGCCGAGGCCGATATTTACGAAAGCCAGATGACCAGCATCCGCTAGATCCCGGAGTTGGCGTGTCGATACAGCAAGGAATTCCGCTGCTTGCTCGGGAGTTAGCAGTCTGTCGGTGGTCTGGCTCAATCTTTGGTCGCCTTTAGTCGCAGCCGTTCCGCCTTCTCGCTCCCTCTGCTTCGTGGTTTCATTGGATATGATGGCTCTTCGAGTCATTTGCTCCCGCCCTCCCGTTCGAAGCGGTCCACTTCATCCCACGCTATCCGTAGAAGTTTGCCGCCAAGCCGGAAGGCTCTGATTTCACCGCGCGCGATGAGATTTCTGACGTGCCGTTCCGAGCAATGCCAATGCTCAGCAAGCGTCTTTGGCGAGAAGGGCCGGCGTTCGTCATCGGCAACTATCATTGACGGCACTCTTAGAGGCATTGTGGGACCGGCGCACAGTTCCCGAGGCCGCTTGGCTGTGTCAAGGCCGTCTAGGCTTAAGGCTAATTTTGTCCAGCTCCTTGAGCGCTCGGCATAGCTCCCAAGCGATTTCCTTTTTCATTCTCAGGCGCGCCACGACGTCGGCCTTTTTCTGTCCTTCGCCATCCTGCGTAAGGGCTGCGAAGGAAATCCGAAAGATTCCTCCCTCCTCGGCTATCTCGGTGAAAAGGTCCACGTGCAACGGCGGCGAACCATTGTCGATGATGACAACGACGTCGTCAGGGCCGGAGCCGATACGTACTTTGCCGACGCTCGCCATTATCATCCTCCGTGTGATCGAAGGTTGAAAATATAAACGATATCGCTTATATGCTCAATAACCGATATCGTTTATGGACGAGTGGAGGTCGGTTTGACTCACTTTCCGATATCGAATAATCCTCGCCGTATGGGGCGGCCATCATTAAAAGTGAAGCCTATTCTTGTGCGGCTGCCGGAGGGCATACCCGAGCGAATAGACGCGCTGGTCGGTAAGAACAAGCGGGCGGAATTCATCCGCAGGGCCGTTGAGTCCGAGTTGGGCCGGCGCGAAAAAGAAAAGCCAGGGTCATCTGACAAGTAACGCGGGGCCAAGAACCTTGAGTGTCCGCGGTTGTGAGCCTCCTTCTAAGAGGCACCCCTCATTCACACCACACTCGGCAGGTTTCCTCCCGGTCTACGTTGTACAGCTCGGCTGACATGCACATTCCATTTTCCCCACCATCCATAAAGATAACTTCGTCGCCTTCATCCCAGCCAAGGCAATATGTCGTTGCCTGAAACTTCTCGTCATTGATGATGAAGTGTTCATCATTCACTGCAGCCTTTATTTCGTAGGTTGTGGCAGCGTTGCCCGTTGTTGTCATTGCAAGTGCAGTTGCGGCTGCAAGTAGGCATTTCTTCATTCGGTTAGGTTCCCCTCTTGATCCCGCGCAAACACTAGCCAGTGCTTTGTGCTTTGACTAGCCTCACGCCAGGCTGCCCGTGATTCAAAAACACGATCCCTTCTTGCTCAAGGACCCGCTGAACGTTCTGCACGTTCTGCGCACGCCCGGCTATTTGCCCGGCTCCGGCCGCTTCCATGTTGCGAATGGTGTTCACATTCACCCCCGCTTTCTCGGCCACATCCTTTTGCTCAAGACCCGCTAAAGCCCTCGCCGCCTTGAGCTGATTTCCCGTCGTAAGCATCGCAAAAATCCTCTTCAAAACTGATTATCTAGGTATCAAACACAAATAGGTGTTGACAAGACCTGAATTGGCATTAGGGTTACTAAACATAGTTACCTAGTGATTAAACCCAAATGAGGACCCACGATGCCGAACAAACCTGTTCTGGCGGCCGCTGAAGGCTTGCCTGATTCAACAGCAATTGCTTACGGAGAAGCGCGAACCGGCGTGCTGAGCCGGGATCTAATCCGTGCCGTGGATACGCTGCACGATGCGTCGGATTTCTGCGAAGCCATTTTTATGGCCGCAGTAAACCTCGAAGGGCCACAGGAAGTCAGGGTCTTCCAGAGACTGGCACAAGCCGCGAAAAACAGAATCCGTGAGGCAATTTTGACGATCGATGCCGTCAGGGGAATTCCGGAGGTCAAGCAATGAGCCAAATCACACGCCGAGCTATTCTCGGCGGCATTGCCGCTACCGCAGCCCCATTGCCGGCGGTTGCCGCTCCAGCGCCGGTCCAGAGCCCCGAGGAACGGCTTGAGGCGGCCGTTTCGGCGGTTGCCGATATTCTGCGGGAAATAAACCCCGCGCACACTGGCGTAGAGATCCAGCAGTATTCCCATTACGTGTTCGTGGGGGTCAAGACGCCTCCTAAGCCGGTTGAATGGAGCGGCCCTGGCTTTTACGAGGTCGAATGGAAGCGGCAAAACGGAAAGCTCTGCACGCCCATCTTCTGGCTCGATCGTGCTGAGTACAAGACCGTTCCCGGCTATTACTACCGCGCCGAAACTCGTTGGAAGGGACGGCTGGAAACCACCGTGAAACTCAAGCCAGAGGCGATCAGGATTATCTGCAAGAAGGATGACGCCTACGCGGTGATGCACTCATGA